TGCTAGAACAGAAAGCTGACTTTGGTTTTCAACAGTGGGTAGCACCACACCCAAAGCCAAGGTCAGGTAAGTTTGAGCCGTATGCTATGGAGAGACTGTCCAAGGTTGGACGTAAGGTAATGAGACTGGCTAAACTATCAGAGGAACTACGCCTTATGGACATACGTAGAACTGGTGTAACAGAAATGGTAGACAAAGGTGTTCCGTTGCCACAAATTATGGCAGTTACAGGACACACACATGTGTCTTCTGTGAAACCATATATGAAACATACGTATGATAGTGCAAATAATGCCTTGACACAGAGAAATACATATGTAAAATTGAGTGTAACGAACAACATTGAAAGTGATACATATGATTAGTATAAAACAACATGTAAGTGATATGGGTATTAGTAATGGAGAAACTAAACGTACTAATTGTCCAGTATGTAATGGTATAAAAACATTTACAGCTACCAATAACATGGGTCAACTTGTATGGAATTGTTACAAGGCAGGTTGTAGTGTGTCGGGTGGCACACGTACTCACCTTACCAGTGATGACATTCGTAAGTCATTGGGTAGTATGGTTCAAGAGACTGAGGCAGTAGGGTTTGACAAACCTGAGTGGATTGTAAAAGACCATGATGCAATTGCAGACTTCTGTGATCAGTGGGAGATAGATGCAGGTGACTTAGGTTTATTGTATGACGTAAGGGAGCACCGTGTGGTATTTCCTGTGATACATAACAACATTATGGTGGACGCAACAGGCAGAGCACTAGGAAAAAAATTACCTAAGTGGAAAAGATATGGAAAAAACTCCTTGCCATATGTATTTGGATGTGGTAAAACTGGAGTAGTCGTTGAGGACTGTGTGAGTGCAGCTATTGTAGGTGCGACAGGCGGTTCTGGATGCTCAGAGGGTGACGTATATGTCGGGGTAGCAGTGTTGGGTACGTCACTCTCTGAGGTACATAAAAAGTACTTATCACAGTTCACTACGATTATTATTGCACTTGACCCTGATGCATTACCAAAGACATTACAGTTTGCAAAGGAGCTAAGAGGCTACGTAAATAAAGTAAAAGTATTACGGTTGACAGATGATTTAAAATATCGTAACACTACCGACATTGAAAACTTAAACACGTTAGGAGATACATAATGGAGTTATCATTAATACGAAGTCTGATGGATAAAGAGTTCTACGATTCCCATCGTGGTGCTAAATGTCCAGACAGATTATTCAGCAAGGATGTTCGTAAGATCAAGCAAGCTATCGACAAGGCTATGGATCGTTATGAACGTACAGTTACACCAGATGAGATTGAGGCATTGTTTGTGTCTAACAATCCTACCCTTACAACTGCACAGAAACAGGCTTATGGTTCTCTGTTTAATCAGATAAAGAAAGAGTCGCCTATGGGTGGTGACGTAGCACAAGAGGTGCTGTCTAAGTTGTTTCAACAGGTAGTTGGTGAAGACATTGCAAACCTTGGGTTTGATTATGTAAACGGTGACAAGAATACACTTGAACCATTACGTGATTTACTTGAACGATACGCAGATGACTTCACACCAGACCTAAATATTGAGTGGGATGACATTGAGATTGACACTCTTCTAGACATGAATGATTTGGAATCACAGTGGACATTCAACATACCTACTCTGACACGCAAGGTAGAGGGCGTCAATGCAGGTCACTTGATTGAAGTAGGGGCTAGGCCCAACACAGGTAAAACTTCATTCCACGCCTCTCTGATTGCAGGTCCAAATGGTTTTGCACATCAAGGTGCTAAATGTGTTATACTATGTAACGAGGAAGCCTCACACCGTGTTGGTGCTAGGTATCTTACAGCAGCTACAGGTATGACAATGCAAGAAGTCAAGAACAATCCTTCTAGAGCACGTGACGTTTACAATGCAGTCAAGAAGAACATCAAGATCAAAGACGCATCTGATCGTGACATGGCATGGGTAGAGTCCGTATGTAAATCATACAAGCCTGACATTGTAATCCTTGACATGGGTGACAAGTTTGCTAGGACTGGTGGCTTTGCTAGACCTGACGAGGCACTGAAAGCTAATGCCATCTATGCCCGACAGATTGCCAAGTCACACAACTGTGCTATCTTCTACATGTCTCAGCTATCTGCTGATGCAGAGGGTAAGGTACTACTCAATCAGAGTATGATGGAAGGTTCACGTACTGGTAAGGCAGCAGAGGCAGACCTCATGGTATTGATTGCCAAGAACCCAGTGGTTGATGGTCAAGAGGAAGAGGACACACAACGTCACTTGAATGTTGTGAAGAACAAACTATCTGGATGGCATGGTGTTGTCCATTGCGAATTGGAATATAAGACTGCGAGGTATATTGTATGATTAGAGAACTAAATGAATTTGTAAAAGCATTATATGACAAAGAGAAATCGGGAGACATTTATGTTATATCAAATGAAACATGGCCTGATTGGGTTAAGATTGGTAAAGCAATTGATGCAAATGATAGAGTAAGGAATTATCAAACAAGTTCACCGTTTCGTAACTATAAGCTTGTACATTATGTGCACTTTGTAGATAGACACAGAGCAGAAAGAAAGGCACACATAAGTGCAGCAAAGAAAACAAAACAACCTTGGAATAAACCAGACAACGGTGAATGGTTTAGACTAACACACGATGAAGCAATAGAAATAGTGGAGAATATAAATGATAGACGTAACATTAATTGATAGCATGGGCAGTGACCTTACGGTAGTAAACTCTGCTCGTGTTAGCTTCAACAAGAAGAGTGAGTGGGATGAAGACAATACCCTCACTGTGTCAGACAGTATACTTATATCATATCTTGC